CCCAACTCTCTCCTTCTCGGAAACGAGATTGGTGAGGTCGGTGTTTAACTCCTGATTAGAGTTGATACCGTAGAGTAGCTAAGCCTCTGAGAATTGAGGCAGGCGAGCGATCGCCTCTATCTCATACGCTAAATCCTTGCCCTGTATTTGTTTATTAGTTTCTGGGTGCCCAAGATGGGCGAAATCCCGTAAACGGTAGATCCCTTTAGCTTTAAACAACTAAGATGCAGGCCCAAGGAGACCTCTTTGCCCTAATCAGGCCGAGAGGTTCCTTTTACTAAATAACATGATACAAAGATGGAACAAAGAACGTGCCTCGTCTCCAGGTTTTATTAGTTTTAAACTAATGATTCCCTTCGTCCGGTGCCTGATCTGGTTCCACGATGTTCAGGATTATTCAGTTCGGAACTCCTTAGTGGTGCTCATGGAACGTGTCCGAGTATTATACTCGTGTAACGGTCCAGAATATTGCGTTCTCTATTTAAAAGAGTGCGTACGTATTAGTCAGCACTACATTGCTGGGAGACCGACTGGTAATTGCTCAACGATCCGAGTAGCAGTAGTTGCTGGTTTACCGCAGATAATTCCTAAGAGCCTCCGTCGTATTATTGTTAATAATGCGCCGGATACCTCTAGTGAGTTATTCAGGGTAATCCTAGCTATCTTATCTGTCTATAGGGTGATCCGATACCCGGGTAAATTAAAACTTTCAACCATAACTGATCCTTTCAAAGGTATCAGTACTGAGTTAAACTCAGTGGAGGTTAGTTTGTTATTTAACCGTCGTTTCGGGAAATTTGTGCCTCCTTTTCCAAAAGGAGTTGCAAATTTGCTCCCCTTAAGGACAGCCGGTCCCAACTCTAAGGTATCTTTTCTTGGCGCTCCCCTAGATGCTTATATAATGCATACGAAGTTTCCCGATTTAATAGGGAATATCCGTACATTATGTGCGTTCTCTGAGAGTAATATTTACCAAATATTACTTAAAGAATACGAAACCGTAAAAGGTTTCGTGGAGGGGGAGGAGTCTTTTGGAAAAGGCCTTAAAATGGGTAAACTCTCTTTAAAAGAGGAAGCTGCCGGGAAGATAAGGGTCTTTGCTATCGCAGACGTTTGAACTCAATCGGTCCTTCGTCCATTTCACGATCACCTGTTCGCGATTCTAAGAAAGATCCCAGAAGATGGGACTTTTGATCAAGGGAAACCTATCGAGTTGTTGCGTCAAAGGCTCGTAGAAAGGGGGGCAAGTAATAAGTCTTGCACAACCTTTTCTTACGATCTCTCTGCCGCGACCGATAGAGTTCCTATTGACTTCCAAGTGCAAGTACTTCGTGTCCTTTACGGGACCGATGTTGCTAACGCTTGGAAGGAATTGCTAGTTAACAGGGATTGGGAATACGAAGGTTCTGGGTACCGCTATAGTGTGGGGCAACCTATGGGAGCTTATAGCTCTTGGGGCGCCTTCGCTTTAACGCACCATGTTCTCGTCCAGCTTGCAGCTAACCGTAGTGGCCACGTTGAGTGGTTCTCCGATTATGCCTTGTTGGGTGATG